GTAATGAGATGACATTAATAGAACTAAACGAAATGTTACAAGCCGTTAAACAACGTCAATCTGGGCTGTTCTTGTCTCGTAGCACACGAAAGTTTAAACGACACAACGAGAATAGAGCAAATACTAAGTTGAATAAAACAAAATCATTTCGTGTAATAGTAGATGGAGTAGATAAAGGGTTACAAGTTACTGGCAATTATATGTCGCGTTCAGAGGCGAAGACACATTTCTCTAATAAAAATCCAGGCAAATACGTACAAATAAAAGTAGTAAAATCAGTTAGCAAAGATGGTTAAAGTCATTTTGATGATTTGATGTCAAACATGCAAATCCCTGAACAGATATTAGAATTATTAAACATGTTCTCTTTTAGAGGGAACACAAAACTACGTCCTGAGGGAGCGGTAGTTGAATATACTGAAGAAATGCTTTTAGAATATATAAAATGTGCTAAAGACCCAGTATATTTCATTAAAAAATACATCTATATCGTTCATCCTGATAAAGGCGTAATAAAATTTGACCTTTATGATTATCAAGAAGAACTTATAACTGCATACCACGAAAACAGACGAATAATAACAGTTCAGCCAAGACAGAGCGGTAAGACTATTGTATCAGCCGCTTATTTGCTTTGGTTCATAATATTTAATGACAACAAATCAGTTGCAATTCTAGCTAATAAACAAGCAACGGCAGATGAAATTCTAGGTCGCATGAGAATGGCATACGAGGAACTACCATTGTGGCTACAACAAGGTGTAAAAACTTGGAACAAAAGAAGTATAGAATTAGAAAACGGTTCAAAAGCATTTGCTGCTGCATCAAGTTCAAGTTCAATCCGAGGCAAATCAATATCAATACTGTATTGTCTAGCAGGCGAAAATAAAATTACGGTAAAAAACAAGAAAACCGGAGAAATTAAAGAATTACCTATAGAAGAGTTTTCTAAATTGATAAACGTTCGTTCGAACTCAGATTTCATCGAAACAGACGAATGGGAAATTTTAACATTAGAAGGATTCAAATCTTTTGATGGTATTCGTGTCACAGAAAATGTTCAAACAGTAAAGGTTAAAACAACATCCAAAGAGATTCGTTGTTCACATACACATCTGTTTCTTCTTGAAGATGATTCGTGGATACAAGCAGAAGACCTAATAATTGGAGATATTTTAAATGGCGGAGAAACCATTGTATCTATAACAGTGGATGATGTTGTTACTGTATATGACCCTGTAAATGTTGCAGACACTAGCTCATATTTATCAAGTGGGATAACTCACCATAATTGTGATGAATTTGCATTTATACCTGATAACCAAGCCGAAGAGTTTTTCACTGCGGTTTATCCAACATTATCAGCAGGTAAAGACACTAAAATATTCATTTCATCGACACCAAATGGATATAATTTGTTTCATAAGTTTTGGGCTGAAGCAGAGAAGGGTGTGAACGGATTTGTTCCTATTAGAGTTTGGTGGCACCAAACACCAGGAAGAGACCAGAAGTGGTATGAAGACCAAAAAGAGGTTCTTGGAGAACTGAAAGCCGCGCAGGAATTGGATTGTTTATGGGGAAAATCGACAGTTACCGTCAGAAATGAATCGACAGGAGAAGTGTCATTGATGACCCTAGAAACTCTTTATGATAAATATAAATATATTAAAGAGGATTCTAAAAATGAAAATATGTTATACATATCTGATAGGATGGTCTAAAGAAAATAAATATTATTATGGGTGTCAATATGGAAAGAAAGCACATCCTAGTAATATATGGGTTACATATTTCACCAGTTCCAAATATGTAAAATCGTTTGCACTGAAATATGGCAAACCTGATATAATTCAAATAAGAAAAACATCAAATTCCCCTGAAAAAATTAAAATATGGGAAGATACAGTATTAAGGAGAATAGGTGCAACATTTAGTGATAAATTTTTAAACTTATCAAATAACAATTCTTTTAAAAATATGGTAATGACTGATAAAATAAGGCGCCGTATATCAGAAGTAAGACTCGAGAATTCCAAAAATTTACCAAAAAAGAAATTAATAACAAATGGCAAAATTCAAAAATATATAAATGAATCGTATATTATTCCAGTTGGATGGTATTACGGTCAATCAGATAAGGTAAAATTATCAAATACACAAAAAGATTTTAATCTAAATAAAAACAAAACAGAAGAAGAAAAGAAAATAATTTACGAAAAAATAAGCAAAGCATTGAAAGGAAAACCTAAACCACCTGGGCACGGTGCAAATGTAAGTAAAGCATTGAAAGGAAAATCTAAACCGTGGCAAATTGGCGCCAATAATGTATCAAATAGACAAGATGTGAAAGATAAAATATCAAAATCTTGGGAAACTAGAGAGATTGGCATTTGGTATACAGATGGTGTAGATAACTTTTATATAAAAGAAGGAGATTATATAAATCCTTTATGGAAAAGAGGCAAATCTACAAAAATCAAAAGCCATTGGTATACCAATGGCGTAGATAACTTTTATATAAAAGAAGGAGATTATATAAATCCTTTATGGAAAAGAGGCAAATCTACAAAAATCAAAAAACATTGGTATAATAATGGAATTTTATCTAAATATTTTGGAGACGGTTGTGTACCACCCGACTTTATTAAAGGCAGATTATTCAGCGAGCGGGGGATGAAAAACATTAAAGAAGCTAATTCTAAACCGAAATCAGAAGAACATAAAAAGAATTTATCTAAATCTAAAAGAAAACATGCATAATTATAGTATCTTAACAGAGAGCGGATGGAAAAAATTTGATGGTGTGAATAGAAAATTCCGCAGAGTGATTGAGATTTTACACACTTTCGGTACAATTAGATGTACACCAGAGCATATTTTTATAATTGACAATAAAGAAGTCGTAGCATCATCACTAAAACCAAATGATAAAATATCAAAAACTTCTAAAGTAGTATATGTGAGACTTTTACAATCGGAATATGTATATGACCCAGTTAATGTAGATGGCAATCATACATATATACACGATAAATCGATTCAAAGTCATAATTGTACTTTTTTGGGATCTAGCATGACGCTTTTATCTGGTTCTACATTGGCTAGATTAACACATGATATACCAATTAAAGAATATACTGATGCTTATAAAGGTCTAAAAGTTTATGCAGAACCAATTGAATCTCACTCATATTCAATGACAGTTGATGTATCGAGGGGCAGACATTTGGACTATTCTGCATTCATAGTATATGATATAACAAAATACCCACACACAATCGCTGCAACGTATAAGAATAACGAGATTTCTCCTTTGTTATATGCAACAGTCATAGATGTCGTAGGTAAAACATATAATAGTGCATATCTTTTGATAGAGACAAATGACATCGGTGGACAGGTGGCTGATGTACTTTGGAATGAACTAGAGTATCCAGAGATGTTTTGGACAAAATCTGGTGATATATTGGGAAAACAGGGAGCAGACCCGTATCCAGGCATAAGAACAACAAAGAAAACTAAGCGTATAGGATGTGCTAATTTAAAGTCACTCATAGACAATAATCAACTTATCGTCAACGATTATGATTTTATACATGAATTAAGCACATTCGTTCAATCCAAGACAGGTTCTTATGAGGCGGATGCAGGATATAATGATGATATGGTAATGTGTGGTGTCATGCATGCTTGGTTAGTGTCTCAAAGATGGTTCAACGAATTGACTGACCAAGACATCAGAACTACAATGTATAAAAATCAAATGAAAGAACTCGAAGACCAGATATGTATGTCAGGATTCTATGATGATGGAGTGGAAGATGCTACAATCGCCGATAATAGAGATAATTATCACTCGTGGAACGGCTATAATTGAAATTAATAAATAACTTATAATAAACGATAATCGGAGTTTTTATGTCTCTAGCAACACTAAAAAATCAAAAACCATACATCTCATTTAATAAAAATAATAAAGAAGATAGATTAGCTGACCAGGCACATATAAAGAGACATTTTGATTCTCTAAAGCTGCACACAAATGAGGCATTGAATGAATGGTCAGAATCAGTTAAATCTGCTAGAAGTTCCGGTTTTGCAGCAGGCAGAAAGGGTAATAGTCATCTAAGGAATCCTCACAACAAAGAAACTCATCCAAACGAACGAAAAGGATGGGAAGAAGGTAGAAGAGAAGGATTTTCGATTAAGAACAAAGGAGTGAACGAATCTCATATCGTCAGCCATGACCCGACCACATACAGTTTCCTTGTACACAAAGCAAACGAAGAACCAATCAAGAAATTTAAATACACTGATGCCGAAGATAAAGAAGATGCTAGGACTTTGGCTAATGCTCATGCCAAATCGTTAAATACCCCTCAAATAAAAGAGTTCAGCGAATGGTTAATCGAATCAATAGAACTTGATAATGATGGCAGAGGTAAATTGCATGAACTTCTTACTGCCGCTCATGTTAATAGGCTAATTCATGGACAATTAGCACATGCAGAACATTTTAGAGATGAAAAGGGGAGAAGCCCTGAAGAGGCACATAATGCTCTAGTGGATAATATATCTGATAATTCATATCAGGAAGCACATAGTCATGCAGCCCAAGCAGCAGAAGCAATTCATAATCATATAAAAACACATCATCCGGAATTATTAGCTAACAAAAATCACCAAGTAAAAGTATCCTGGACATCATTAAAATCCGACCATGAAAAGTTAACAGGAAAGAAAGATGAAGCACATTCTGGTGGCGCTGATATAATGGTATCTAGCCACGATAAAGATGGTGAATGCCATCATGCTGTTGGATATTCATTAAAGATAGCTGATAATAAAATAACAACTGGTCAAAGCGGCTCTAAAACAACTGAACAAGTTTTGGGTATGAAACAGGGTGTATTATCTAAACACGACGAAAATCATAGAAAAGAAGTTAATGATATTCTGAAAAAACATGGACATGATGCAGATAATATGTCAGAAGCACAAAAACATGCTGCATTTAAAATATCAAGAGACCATAAAACACCAGCAGGTAGAAAGATGGCAGATGATATCAGAGTAGCTTCATATAAACATGCTGCTAATAAGGTTAAAGCACTCAAGAGTCATTTGAGTGCATTGTCAGATAATGAACAGAAATCCAGAATAAGCGAATTTGTTGCGCCAAGTCACACATATCCTACTTATCAAGTAGCTACTTCGCCAAAATCACATGTTACTAATATCAAAAATGAAAAAGAAGAAGTCGACAATAAATATAATACTGCCGGTAAACTGTCTTTTCTTCAATCCACTGGTAATGGAAATTCTCTCTTAATCAAGAATAACCAAGGAAAGACTCTTCATCGAATAGAAGTGAGAGCAAAGCGACCAGTTGGTCATTCTGAAATAATGGTGAAATAATCGTGAATCTAAAAGAAGCTAAAATAAAATTTGGTTCTTATTCTCCTATTCCAGTTACAAAATACGGTAAGGAAGGTCACGAATTTGGTGATAATCCTTCTATAGATAGGTTGGATATGGGCAAATACAAAAACACGAGTTTTGTGCGTATTCTAGGTCACAATAACAACAATAAAGACACTAGAGTACGTGTACATTATCTCGACACAAAGAAAGATGGATGGGTCAGACCTGAAACTATCAATAATAATGACTATAAAAAATAAAATGTTAAATTTTAAATTATACTTAGTAGAACAGTTTGAACAAAAGTTGTTCGAGAGTATTGAAGAAAAAACAAGGTTGATAAAACACCTAAGTCATGTAGAAGACCTTGGACATGAATTCGGACACGAAGGTACTGAACATGCAATAGGTGCATTAAGTGCAGCAGCTCAACACATTGAGCACGGTAAACACGATTCATCATTCACATCTAAAATCGATGGCGGAATATCAATTGTGGCAGGTAAACATCCTATAAACGGAAAACAATGTGTTGCATATAAGAGTGCATTAGATAAAGTAGGAACAGACAAAGAACATAGTGCTAAAGTGTGTTATTCTCATGCTGACATAGATAAACATTATTCTGACAAATCACATGTGGCGGTACCCCTTCATCATGCATTAGATAACGCTCACAAGGTATTACCTAAAGATGGATTGCACCAAGGAGATGTTTTATTTACAAGCAAAACGAAAAAAGAAGAAGGCGATAAAATAAGTTTCGAGCCAAATACTATTAAATATAGTGCTAAGAAATCATCAGCAGAAGGAAAGAAAATATCAAAAGCCAGATTCGGCGCAGCCTGGCATACTAGCTATCAAATGATTGGTGGGAAACTACAATCCTCTCCAATTAACCACGATACACTTAAAAACCACGACGATTCATATAATCTATCAACATCGAATGATACAGGTAGAGCACATTTTTCCGAAGCGGACAAGGCGGCAGTAAATGGACACATAGAATCCGCTAGAAAAATACACAAAGATGGTGGACAGGACATGCACTCTGCTGTACATAATATAGGCAATCATGTCAGTACATACATAAATCAGACAGTAAGAGATGACAAAAAACCATCTACAGAAGGATTAAAATCTCATATCGCATCAAAAGGAAAGAAAGAATTTGATTCTCTTAAAACAGAAAAAGCAAAGAACAAGAAAATAGACGATACACAAAATACAATAGGACATGTCGACAATAATTCTGCACACTTTGATAATTATTTCAAGATGCATCATCATTTGCAGCAAGCTAAAGACATAATCGTAAAAACGCTTGATAATGCAGACCATCCACTCGAACATACTATTAATGGCAAAAAATCACATCCGGAAGGTTATGTGTTCAATCACAAAGGATTACCTGTGAAATTAGTCCAGAGAAAAGTGTTTAGCAAAGCAAATTTTGGGAAAGTTAGAGATTAAACAATGATTGACATCAAACAGCTATTTGAAGCATCAGAAAAGAGGGGTGTTCTAGCTTATGGTAGAATGAATCCTCCTACCATTGGTCATGCCAAATTGATAGACGCTGCAATGAAAGAGCCAGGCGAAAAGAGAATTTATTTATCACACACCCAAGATAATAAAAAGAATCCTCTTGAGGCAGATGAAAAAATTGATATTTTACATAAAATGTATCCTAATCACAAGCACTTTTTTCGTAAGTCTACAAAAGAAGAACCTACTATATTTCATGCAGCAGCAAAAATGCACAAAGAAGGTGTTAAACATCTTACTGTTGTTGCTGGTGATGATAGGGTTCAAGAATTTAAGGATAAACTAAATGCATATAATGGCAAATTTGATAAAGATGGTAATGGATATCATTTTAAGTCAATTACAATCAAATCTGCTGGAACAAGAGACCCAGACTCCGAAGGAGCAGATGGTATGTCAGCATCAAAAATGAGAGCAGCAGCAATAAAAGGAGATAAAAAATCATTTTATTCTGGCTTACATACTAATTTGACTCATAAAGATAAAGATGAATTGATGGCCAAAATGAAAGAACGACTCTCATCTAAAAATGAATCATTCCAAATTGGCGATTATGTTACAAACGGTATATTAGAAGGGGAAATACTTCAAGTTCACCCAAGATACGCAATTATTATTTCAGAAGGAGTTGAACACCGTGTGTGGATTGAAGAATTGACTATAACAAGCTACGAACCCAAGCGCGACCAATTATATAAAGATTCCTTTATATTCAAGGGATATAAAACAAAAAACTTCAATCGTCAATTGGCAGAAGACTTTAAGGCATTATCAAAAGAACACGATGATTCTTATGCTGTACTATCATGCCTAAAAGCATTCGATTATGTATTGGGCATAAATGATAAGATTCTTCACGAAGAATATTCAACTGTCAGAATCCAGATTGAAAGATTGCGCAGGTATGCTAAAAGAATAGATTGTCCTTATTTGGTAGAAAAAGTAATTTCGGCAGTCGAAGAAGAAATGTTGAAATATTCAATACTAGAAGGAATTAGATTCTTGTCTACTGACAGAATTATGATAGCTAGGGTTGTTGCTATGATAGCTGGAACAGGTACAGCAAATGCAGACCCAACGACTACAATAAATAATGCTATAATCAAATTAAGAACATCGCAATTGACACAACCTGGTTGGCAGATAGTGGGCCGGCTGATGAAGATAGTAGATTCAGCAGGTATATCATGGAACAAAAACGCATTCTCAAATTCACAATTACAAATGATGGGATTATAAAAATGGACTTTAAACAATTATTATCAACGAAACTTCATGAAGCACTCGCAAATAGTGACAATGATGAATATGTAACAATCAATAAACCAGGACACAGTTTACACGGTAAAGATGCTAGAGTATTTTATAAGCATCCTGATGGTAGAATTAATGCTCAAGTAGGAAGTGGCAAAAACATAAAAGCAAATCTAACATTAAATCCAGGCGAATTTAATAAAAAAGAAACAAATGAAGGAGAAATGTCAGAAGCATGGGATTTTGAATCTGAACTCAAGGCTGCAGGCCAATATGCAGATAAGAAGTTGAAAAACAAATCAAAAGCGTCTATTGATGCAGATGATTCTTGGACTGGTAGCAAACATACTCAAGTCACAGACAAGTCCTTTGCTGATAAAAAGCCAGTAGGTAGGAGAATATCTGGGACTTATGGTACATCCTATGACCCAGCAGCCGATGAAGAAAAACCGACAAAAACAACAGACTCTATCCCAAAAAAGAGAGGTCGTCCAACAGGAGCATTGGGTGCCGCCAAGAAGGGACTGAATACATATAATGCCAAAGATGCTGGTAGAAATCTTGCACAGATACTTGGTATCAAATTAGACAGAAAATTGATGGGCAAAAAACCAACAACAAAACATAAATTAAGTGATATTGATACTTCTGGTATCAAGACAGAGTCGACTGATAATTCATTATCAGAAATGACTATGGGGTCAGTTAAAACGGCGGCTGGCAAAAAAGTAGAATGGATTAATCATCCGGGCCTATGTCATTCAGTTTCAGTGAATGGCGTCCCTGCACACACAGGATTCTTGGACCAGAAAAGTGCAGCACATTTATACGCGAAACACATAGCAGAATAAGATGAGTACACTAAAAGAATTGAAAGAATTGCAGGAAGGCAAAACAGCTAGAGCTGCTGTATTATCTGCTTTAATTGCTGCTGGTGGAACATTCGCTGCAACTGATGTGGATAAAAGGCCAGTAGCTGATACTGGCGAGAGATATACAATACCTTGGCAGAAACCTCTTACTAAACCGGTGGGGAAAGTGACAATAAACGGAAAAATACATCATGTTTATTGGCCAGGTGGAATCGCTTACCCAGCAACAGATAAATAACACTATTACAATAAGGAGAAACAAAATGAGTCAATGGTCATATACAAAGAAACCTAATTGGGTTGGAGATGGTAAAGATGCATATAACGCAAACAATGTAGTACCAACTACAAAGGGATGGGAATATCAGCCGACTGGAGAAGTATTAGTAGCAATAAGTTCATTGAGTGTAAAGAATACTGACGTCACTACTGTGCCAACATTTACTGCTATTGCAACTTATTCTGGTACATCTGATATGATTACTGGAGATGTTCTCACAGTGACATTAACATCAAGTGAACCGGTTAAAGTAAATGGAACACCTGAAATTGGATTAACAATTGGTGTTAATACAAGAGCGCTTGTATTCAACCCAGCACTATCTACTAACACATCATTGGTGTTTGATTATACGATAGTTGCTGGTGATACTGCTGTTGCTACGGGTGTATCTGTTGCGGCACTGACAACTGGCGGTTCTGTATATGATATCATTGATGGCGGCGCTCTTATTGCTGCATCAGTGACATATGTAGCACCTAATGTATCTACTGTAACTGTTAATTAAGGATAATTTATGGCAAAAGTTAGTCAATTGACACCAGCATCTACATTAAATCTGACAGATTTATTGTTGCTTACTCAAGCAGGTGAATCAATTAAGATTGATATTGAGACGATGTTGTTAAATCTACCAAGCAGGTTGATAGTGAAAGAAACAGCCGAATCAGTAGCGACTGGTGTGATAGCAACAAACATTCTGTCAACACTCATCCAGAGTAAAACAGCGCCTGCTGCATATACACTAGCTTCTGGTCTCCATGGTATGGAAAAGGAGATAGTATGTTCTGCGGCAGAGGCAACAACACCAACAGCCGTTGTCACTGTTACAAATGGAGCAGGGTTCACTACTATCACATTCTCGGCTGTAGGCCAAAGTGCAAAACTGAAAAATATATCAGGAAATTGGTATATTATTGGGTCTAATGGCGTTGTGATTGCTTAATTAAGGTAGAAGATGGCACAACCAAAAATTAAAATGAGTATGATGTCGGTGGCTAAAACAATAACAGCCACCGATTCCATAATGATACTTCAGGATGGTGTCAATAAGACGACAACAGTACCAAATCTATTAAAAAATTTAATCACAAACGATAATATAAGATTAAATCCGACTCAGCTTTCAATTAATACTAGCATTGCTACTAAAAATGATGCTAGTGCGTTGTTTATCAATGGTTCAACAGATAAGATTGGTGTTGGCACAAATACACCTGCATCCAAATTCCATGTAATTGGTAATGTACAAGTCGGCTCAGCATCCGCCGATGGAATAACTGTACAATCTACTGAAGTAATTACATATACATATAGTGACAACACAAACGGCACAATTAAACCAATATCACCAACCAGGACAGCAACAATTCTGCAAAACAATGTTGGAGTATTCGGTCAATATTCTCTATCACCTGGATTTAATGGCCAAATAAAAACAATTGTTGTTAATACACTTGATGTTGGTAAAAATGTAGTTATATCATTGACTGGAGAAGGATTCAATACTATAACGTTAAATGTAATCGGTGAATCTGCCGTCCTTCAATATTTTACATCTACAAATAAATGGTATTTAATTGGTGGATTGAATCCATTGCTAAGCACAATCTAATACATGATAACAAAAGATAATTTTATTATCATGGCTATGAGGGCTTATGATAATCCATCATGCAAAACACTTATTGAATTTGAAAGCGATGTTGCAAAATTCACTAATCTTATTAGATTATCTGCAAGAGATGTTGGACCTATTGAAACACATTTATTATTGAATCAGGTTTTGACTTTATTAAATATATTTTCGGCCGAAATTTGCATAGAAATGATGTTTTTCAAAGTAAGAAAAGAAGATTGGTACAAATTAAAGACTATTTTAGTTTATTTAAATAGAATGCCAGATTATATACAGAATGCAAACATCAACACCAAGGATATCGAATTATGCAAAGAAATGATGGATACATTAGGGAAGATATAACCTCTGCTGGCGCAGCTGGCATAGCTGGAATCGGAGTAAATCCACCTGGTGAGCAACCAGAAAATAAATTCGGTGAACCACCAAAAAGAACAACACTTAAAATTTTAAAACGGAAATCAATCGAATTGAAAGATAAAAATGTTACAGGCTAAATGGATAGGAATATGTTTACTTGTTATAGGAGTAATAATTTATTGGTCAAGTCTGATAACAACGATAGAAACACAGAAAACAGAAATATCACAATTATCTGCTGCAATAACAATACAAAATAATGCAATCGATGTTGCATCAAAAGAACGAGATAGACTCCAAAATGAGATAAATGTGACAATTGAAAAGAATGAAAAAATAAATGCTGAAAATAAGAAATTAAAAAATGACATAAATCATAGACCAGCATCAAATAATTGTGAAGAAGCATTTGCGTATTTGACGAACACCGCAAGAGAGGTAGCAAAGGAATTCAATAAATGACCAAATTAATAATGGTGGTATTTATATTACTGATATCAGGATGTAATACAGTCAAATACGTGAATGTCCCAGTTTATACACCAATTGATATAACAATGCCAGAACGACCTGTTTTATCCAGTATAGGTGGAACATCATACGATATTATAGGTAAAAACATAGAAAAAGATTTAATTGACCTGAAATCATATTCAATTCAATTAGAATCATTATTGAAAGATGTGAGTGGCAAACAAGGTCAGAAAGTTGTAATCAATAAATAACTAAAAGAAACATTTGAAACACCAATTTAAAGGAGCATTATATGAGTTTGCTATCTGCCGGCATTGAAGTTAAAGAGAAAGATTTCTCACAGATAATCCCATCTGTGTCTAGTTCTGTTGGAGCAATCGCAGGTAGATTCTCGAAGGGGCCGATTGAAACACCTATCCTTGTTTCCTATGAAGATGAGCTTGTTTCGATTTTCGGTGAACCAAATGATTCTAATGCAAATGAATGGCACACATGTGCAGAATTTCTGAAATACACTAATGCATGTTATGTCGTTAGGTCAAGAAACACAGGTATTACAAATGCAGATTCTACTGGGGCTGCTGTAGATGTAGTAAATCGTGATGAATACGAATCTATATCATCTGGAGACAGGACAACAGCAGGTGAATTTATTGCTAAGAACCCAGGTAAAGTTGGAAATGGCATTGGTATGATTATGGTTGATGCTGGAACTTGGGCGGCATTCAATGTATGGTGTGATGCTAATTTGTCCCTGTTCCCTAATGGTGTTTCACTCGCTTCTTACTTCAATGGTGCACCAAGCACATCATATTATGTATCATCTAAAGCAACAGATTCTACAGCAAAGAATGATGAATTGCACATATTGGTATTAGACATCACTGGTGCAATTTCAGGCGTACCATATACAGTGCTTGAAAAATTTGAAGGAACATCTAAAGCAGCAGACGCGATTAACTATCAAGGTTTGACTACTTACTATGTTAATGTACTAAATGAATCTTCCAAATATGTTTGGTGGTCTATGCACCCAACTGCAACTTCAGGTGGGTCTATCGTATCATTTGGTTCAACGTCATTCGATGCAGCTGCAACAGGAATAGCATTCGCACAATTAAATATTGTTGCATCGCCTAATTTCTTTATCCAGACATTGTCGGGTGGAGTAGATGGAACACCATCGACCGAAGCAGAAATTAAATCTGCTTATGATAAGTTTGCAAACAAAGATTTGTATTCAATCGATTTAATTATGACTGGTGCATTTTCTGTTGGCACATCAGGTGCTATCGAAAAATATGTATTAGAGAATATTGTAGATACTAGAAAAGATTGCATTGGATTTGTTTCTCCTCATCAAAGCGGAGCACCAATACGAGATTCGATTAATGCAGTATCTGATATTGTGGCGTTCAAGGGTTCAGTTGGTGTATCAGACATCATAGGGTCTTATGGCTTTATGGATACTGGAATGAAATACATTTTTGACAGATATTCAAAGAAATATCGTTGGGTACCATTGAATGGTGATATGGCTGGATTGGCAGCAAGAACAGATTCGACAAACGATCCGTGGTGGTCATTCGGTGGGTTTAACAGAGGTGGTGTAAAAAATGCTATCAAACTGTCATACAACCCAAATCAAGCAGATAGAGATGTTCTATATCCTAAGGGAATTAATCCTGTTATCGTAGATTCTAATTCTGGCGTAACATTGCTAGGTGATAGGACTATGACAACAAAACCATCCGCGTTTGATAGAATCAATGTTCGCAGGTTGTTCATTTTACTTGAAAAATCAATTTCAAAAGCTTCTAAATATACACTCTTTGAATTTAACGATAATTTCACTCGAGCACAATTCAAAAATATGGTAGAGCCTTTCCTTAAGACAATTAAGGGAAAACGAGGTATCACAGATTTTCTTGTGAGATGCGACGGTAGCAATAATACAGGAGAAGTTGTTGATAGAAATGAATTTGTTGCAGAAATCTACGTGAAGCCCGCGCGTTCAATCAACTTTATCACTCTTACATTCGTTGCAACTCGCACTGATGTATCTTTTTCAACTGTTGTGGGAGCTTAATAGATGTCTATACTTAATTTTAAAGCTGCTTTACTTGGTGGTGGTGCCCGCGCTAACCAATTTCGTGTTACATTAAATTTTCCTGGATTCGTTGCTGATGCATCATCAGCAGCAAACAAGGCTCAATTTTTGTGCACAGCAGCCACATTACCTGGCCAAACTATCAATGTGGCGAGTGTTATGTATCGTGGTCGTGAAGTTAAATTGGCAGGTGAAAGATTGTTCCAGAACTGGCAAGTTACTATCCTTAATGATACTGACTTCGATATTCATAATGCACTAGAATCTTGGATGCAACAAATAAATAACAAACAAGAAAATTCTGGTATGACAAATCCTTTGTTATATACGACTAACATGAATGTAGAACAATTGGATAGAAATGGTAATACATTAAAGAAATATACTTTTCAAGATGCTTGGCCAACTTCGATTTCTCAAATTAATCTTGGGTTCGGTCAAAACGACCAAGTTGAAGAGTTTCAAGTTGAATTTGCCTATGGTTGGTTTGAGACTGATGCATATAAGGGAGCATCTGTGCATCTTTCTACTCCTCTTGGTTCTATTTAATTATTAAATTTACATAATGCAAATATCGGAAGAATTACTTAATCTGTTTGGTTTAAAAATAAAGAGCAAAGTACCTGAAAAAGAATTATCGGGTTCTCTTGCAATTGATATGGACGTCGATGGCGGTGGAATCACGTCATCTTTATTGTCAAGTGCTGGAGCTTTTGGTACTTATCTTGATACTGATGGACAAATAAAAACAGAAGTAGAAGCAATTCGCAAATATAGAGAAATATCTCAATTCGCTGAAGTTGATATTGCCATCCAAGAAATCATAAATGAAGCTATACCACAAGAACAAGATACTAAATTAATAAAACTGAATCTTGATAACTTAGATGATATTGTTTCAGATAATGTCAAAGATAAAATAACTGATGCCTTTGACGTTGTATTAAAGTTATTAGATTATGAAGATAAGGGAGTAGAATATTTTAAAAGATTCTACATAGATGGCAGACTTCCGTTCCAAATAATTGTCGATAAGAAAAACACAAAAGACGGCATCCAAAAATTAGTTCTGTTGGACTCTCAAAATATCAAAAAGATGAGAGATGTCACAACTAAAACTAACGCACAAGGTGCAATCATAATAGATAATGTTGAAGAGTATTACATATATAATGAAAATGGGTTTGGAGTAGCCAAAAACATACAAGGAACTGGGTCAAATTCAATAAGTAATTTGAGAATCAGTCCTGATGCTATCATATATGTAACAAGCGGTCTAGTAGATTCGAACAGTGGAATGATTCTAAGTCATTTAAATAAGGCAATTAGACCTATCAATCAACTTAAAATGCTAGAAGATGCTACTGTAATTTATTTTATTGCTCGAGCACCAGAAAGAAGAGTATTCTATGTAGATGTTGGAAATCTACCTAAATTAAAAGCAGAACAATATTTGAAGGATATCGCTAATAGATATCGTAATAAAATTGTATATGATGCTAAGACTGGTGATGTCAAGAATGATAAGAAATATATGTGCTTGGCAATGGACACAAAAGTACCTTTGCTTGATGGCAGAACTCTAACCATTACAGAAATTGCAGAAGAACATAAAGCAGGAAAAGAACTTTGGGCGTATTCGTGCGACCCAACCACAGGAGCATTTGAACCTGGACTGATTTCATGGGCTGGTGTAACTAGAAAGAATGCAAAGGTTGTACGGCTGACATTAGATAACGGTAAAGAAATTGTTTGTACGCCAGACCATAAATTCCCAACTTGGAACAATGGGTTTATTGAGGCGAAAGATTTGCCAATTGGCGAATCAATGATTCCCCATTATACAAAACAAGAATATTTAACCGGTAAAAATACCAAAACAAAATTACCATATTTACAAATTTTTGAAAATGATAAAAAGAAATGGACATGTGTACATCGGGCAGTATCAAAGTGGAAAGATATAAATAATATTCAAAATGAGTTTGTTTTTGGAGAATCACATGAGATAAAGAAGACGGTACATCATGTGAATTTTGATAAGAATGACAATTCCCCAAGTAACTTAGTTAGAATGAATTCATCGGACCACATGGCATATCATGCTAATATTACTCATAATATATCACCTGAGGCTAGATCAGCAATGGGTAAAAAGGGAGGTGCGGCATGTTATGCAATGAGAAAAGGTATACATGGATTATCGACGGAAGAACGTATAACTGTTTGCAGTAAGGCAGGTAAAGTTGGTGGTTACATGTCTTCTACAACAGGAAAATCTCAAGAAAATCTATCTAAAGGTAGAGAAGTATTGAGTATGCTTATTGCGGACGAAGAGTGGAATGATAAGTTTAGAGAGAGCCAAAAGTTAGGTTGGACAGAAGAGAAGCGCGAAGTTGCGGCAGAGCATGCAAAGAAAAGAAATCTTAGCAAGCAAGGGAATGATTATCTAATTACACAGTATAAGGATGCAGATTCTGAACTTAGCAAGAACCATGCGACAAAGTATACGACACAATACCCACAAAGTATTGTGGAGGGCGTGAAATATTGCGCAAAGCAAAAAATGACAGTAGCAGATGCAGTATCTTATATTAATTCCGATACTGTGGCGTTAGTCGAATTTGAGAGTGCGAATTCTACAAAAGTAATGGTTGGACAAAAAGATTATTCCAAATTGAATAAATATGATATTGGAAGAATATCAAACTTGGTGGTGTCAGCAGGTGGGTATTCGCAACTCAAAGAGTCAATGGAATTTAGAAATCATAAAATTACAAAAATTGAATGGTTGGATGAAACAATTGACACAGGTTGTTTGACAATTGATTCAGAAGAAAAATATCATGGACATCATACATTTGCTCTAAGTGCAGGAATCTATTGCAAAAACAGCATGTTGGAAGACTTTTGGATGCCTCGCCGCGATGGTGGTAAAGGGACTGAAATCACAACATTGCAGGGAGCACAGAATATAACTGGATATCTGGATTCTCTCTCGTGGTTTAAAGAAAAGATGTATGAAGCACTTAATATTCCAAAGAGCAGATTAAAAGAAGAGACTGGTTTTAATATCGGCCAATCACAGAATATTTCAAGAGACGAAGTAAAGTTCCAAAAATTTATTGATAGATTGCGTAATAGATTTGGTCAATTATTAATTGATTCTCTTAAAACGCAATTAATACTTACACAAGTATGTAATACGGAAGAATGGAATGAAATCAAGCAATATATCAAACTTGATTTCCAAAAAGATAATTTCTTCAGTGAATTAAAAAATCAAGAGATAATGACAAGTCGTTTTACAATGATACAACAATTGGACGATTATCTGCAAAAATATGTGTCAAAAGAATGGGTGCAACGTAATGTTCTAATGATGGCGGATGAAGACATTGAACAAGAATCTGCTAGAATGAAAAAAGAAAAATCTGATATAAGTGCTCAACCTAATTGGAAGATTCAAGGACAATTCCAACAAGACCAACAAGCAGAAATGATGCAACAACAAATGGATGCTCAGGACGGCAATACGGATCAACAACAAGAACCACAGAATACTGGTCAAGTGCAACAAGGTGAACCAGCACAGGAATACGACCCGCAGAATTATCGGAAATAATAAATAAACATATCATTCAAAGGAGTAATAACATGTCAGTAGAACAATTAATCTCACAAATAACTGAAGGTTCTGATGATGCTAAAATCACATTAGAATCTATCTTGATGTCAAAAATCGCAATTAAATTGGATGAAATGAAGGCTGCTGTCATGAGTGACGCACTCAAATCAAAAGATGATGACTCTGATGACTCTGATGATAAAGATGATGACTCGGATGATAAAGAAGATGATTCTGACGATAAAGAAGATGATTCTGACGATAAAGAAGATGATGATGAAAACGATTCAGATGATAAATTGAATGTAGGGTCTGGTGCTAAAGATAAAGCCGAAGTCAAGGAATAAAAATGAAACTTATCACTGAAACATACTTAGAGGGTATCGAATCACTAGTAGAAAATACTTCTACTGGCAGAATATACAAAATAGAGGGACCATTTGCTACTTATAATAAAATAAATGCAAATAAAAGAATGTATACCGAGTCTGTGATGACGCCAGCAATGACGAAATATATCACAGAAAAAGTAGCAACAGGTAGAGGATTCGGTGAATTAAATCACCCGCAATCTCCTCAAGTTAATTTCGAGCGAGTTGTGATGGTTATAGAATCGCTGAAAGACAATAAAAATGGTCACTGGATTGGTAAAGGTAAAATTATCAATGAAGGCATGGGCAAAATTGTAACTGCGATTATGGAAGCAGGTGGTAAAGTAGGTGTTTCTACTAGAGCACTTGGAACAGTTAGAATGCAAGAAGGTATTACCTATGTGAATAATGACCTAATGTTCTCTGCAATTGATGTGGTGAGTGATCCCTCTGGACCTGGGTGTTTTCCTGAAATGGTATCAGAAGCATATACTGACTCCGAATGGGATATTTTAGAAGATGGTAGAATTATTCAATTATCAGTAGATAGAGCAATAAAAAGATTAGATGAAGCCAAGGTACTAAAATCATTCTCTGAAATAATGCTCGATTTAGCGAGAAAAAACAAATAATGCAGATGCATCATATTGTTTATGAATACTGATTTTAATAAATAACCATACAGGTATTATAAATAATTTATAATTCACAATAATTATACCAAATGTCAATAAATAGAAGATAAGCAATAAACAACCAAAAATGCTCAAGTCTTTCAAATACCGACTTTATCCAAGCGAAAATCAAGCTGATTATTTAAATCAGAACTTTGGTGCAACTAGATACCTCTGGAACCATTTAGTCGAAAATTTTAACTCTTATAAAAAAGGTGAAGTAGCAACCAAAGTAAACGAAAAGACACTAAAGGAAGAGTTCTTGTTCCTTAAGGACGTAATCAGCTACGCGTTGCAACAAAAACGACTGGACTTTGATGAAACGAAGAAACAATTTTTCTCGAAAACGAGGAAAACCAAGCTCGGCAGAATGAAGTTCAAGGCAAAAGGTCGCTGTGCCGACTCGTTTAGACTCCCTGGGCAATCTGTAGGATTCAATGAATGCATTGACTTTGAAAAGAACACGATAAAGATTCCAAAGATTTCTCCTATCCGTATCGTAATTGACCGAAAATTCAAGGGTCAATTAAAGTCAATTACGATTTCAAAAAATAAAGCAAACCAATATTTTGTTTCCGTTTTAGTAGATGAACCGCTAGAATTGAAACAAAATGCCGGTCGCTCCATCGGCATTGACCTCGGGTTAAAACATCTGGCCATCCTTTCGGATGGCACTAAGGTAGACAATCCGAAGTGGTTTAGTTTAGCAAGAGCCAAGCTAAACTAAAACGAGCACAGCGCAGTCTAAGTCGTAAAAAAGGTCTGGGTACCAACAGAAGAAATAAGCAAAAACTCGAGGTATCAAAGATTTACCTTAAAATCGTGAATCAGCGAAAATGGTTTCTGCACAATCTTTCTTCCTGGTTAATAACAAATTACGACTTTATTTGCACTGAAAATTTAAGAGTAAAGAATATGGTCAAAAATCATCGGCTGTCAAAGTCAATTCACGATGCGTCTTGGTCGGAATTGGTCAGGCAACTGAATTATAAATCGAATTGGTACGGTAGAACGTTCACCAAAATCGATACTTTTTTCCCATCTTCTAAAACTTGCAGTTGTTGTGGACATAAACTTGATACTTTGTCACTCGATGTCAGAACCTGGACTTGTCCAGTGTGCCAGACAGAACATGACAGAGACATTAATGCCGCAACCAATATCCTCCATAAAGGTCTAAAAGACGTTTATGGTTTTACATCGGCTGAATAGGTCGATTACAAACGCAGAGAAGCAGTTAGTCCCGATTTAGGTGTGAATTTACACCCGAATCTGGCTTCTTCGATGAAGCGTTTAGCAAGCATAGACTTTACAAAAGTTTATGGTTTTGCATGATTATAACAAAACTTAAATTTGGTAAATAACATGAACGATTTTATACCAGCTATACCAGCTAAACCAATTACACATTCTTTGCTAGAAAGCATTTCTTTAGTTATGGAAGCCAAGAAAAAGATAGGTGAATACACAAATGGTTCAAATGTGAGTAAAGTTTATAAACTCTCTGGAGAACACAACGAAGGCGACCCGTATGTTGTCCACCTTCATAAAGATGGAAAACATTATGAACCTGCTGACTACTTCACGAATGATGAAGAAGGTGCGCATGTAACTGCAAAACATATGGTGAAAGAGGCTGAAGATGTTCCATCACATGCATGGTCTTCTTATGTAAATTCGCCATATACTCACACAATACATTATGTTGATAATGAAGGTAACTCAAGAAAAACAGGATGGTATGGTGACACTGATGATGATGTTAGAAAAGAATATAGTAAGATTATGCCAAAAAATAAAATCATTAAGATTGAAAAGAAAAATTCAAAAATGAATCTGTCTTAGTGAAAAACCCAACTGCTGAAAAGTTTTCATATGAAAAATAGAAAGCATCAGGAAAAGCAAAAACAAAAGGAAAACGAACATCAAATAAATTGTTTCAATATAATGAAGGAAAATTGAAGAAGCGTGGAATTGATGGAGATTCATCTTGGCACGAAAATGAACCTAGATAGAAGAATGAATTATATGATACTGCAAAACTCATGGTAAAAGAGTAAAATTTAAGAAAATAAATTTATAGATGTGAGAATAGTGATTTTAATAAATAAGTATATGAATACAAAGGAGCAATTAAATGAATTTAGAAACAAAAATTAAGGCCATTCTAGCAGAAGGTTCTGGAGTACCTGGTACTGATGCTACTCTTGGTACAAAACAAGCAGAAACACTGAAATCATCAGAGTCACAAGATGGTGATGGTGGAAAGACTGCTAAAATTAAAGCTAAATACACTACTACTAAAGGCGAAAAGCTTGATGATATTAGCAAGGGTGGTGAAGTTGATCCTAAGGCTAAAGAAGAAACAGCAAAAATCAATGACAAATATGTATCTGGTTCTCAAGAAAAGTTGAAGGAAGAAGCATTTAGTGCATTGTTCACAGGGGAAACTCTGACTGAAGAATTTCAACTAAAGGCAAAAGCAATTTTTGAAGCGGCTGTTGAACAGGTATCAGAAGCTAAAATTGAAGAATTACAAGAAGAATACCAGTTTAAACTGGACGAGGCAGTAGAAGAAGTAAAGGGAGAGCTAGTCGAACAGATTGATGGATATCTCGAGTATGTTATCGAGCAGTGGTTGCAAGACAATGCAGTTGCCCTTGAGAGTGGTATAAAAGTGGAAATGATGTCTAGCTTTATGGAAAATCTGAAGTCTGTGTTTGAACAACACTACATTGATGTTCCTGAAAGCAAAGTTGATGTTGTTGAAGAACAAGCTTCTCATATCGAGGAACTTGAAAAGCAACTTCTTGAATCACAAGAATTAGCCCAACAAGCTGATATTGAAGTACAAATCATGCAAGCAGAAGCAATCATTGCTGAAGCTCAAAGTGGTCTGACTGCAATCGAAGCAGAAAAGCTATATTCTCTTGCTGAAAATATTAACTTTGAGACAAAAGAAGAGTTCAAATCTAAAGTTGATGTGCTTAAAGAATCTTTCTTCCGCAAGCAATTATCTGCTGACGATAAAGAAATCTCTCAAGAAAAAGCAGAAACTGTTACTGAATCTAAACATTCAGACGTCGAAGCTGTATTAAAGGCCTTGCGCCAAGATTCAAAATTAATTCGTAGTTCTAACTAAAAGGAAATAAAATATGTCATATTTAAATGAAGCATTGGAAAAATGGGCACCCGTTCTTGATGATGAACAAACAGTTGCCGAGCATGGTGCTCTTACAGGCGATCGCCGCCGTGTAACTGCTATCGTGATGGAAAACACAGTACGTGAACAGGACAAAGCAGCTCAAGCACTGCAAGAAGCACTTCCATCATCTAACACATCTAATACAGCTAATTACGACCCCGTAATCGTTGGTCTATTGCGCAGAGCAATGCCTAAGCTAATCGCTTATGATTTCTGTGGTGTTCAACCAATGACGATGCCTACTGGTTTGATTTTTGCTGCTCGTAATCGTTATACTAGCAAGACTGGTGCAGAAGCTCTGTTCAATGAAGCAGATGCTAGCTTCTCTGCTGGTGGTGATACAACGGGAGCTGCTGGTACAAACCCAGTCGGTGCAGTTGATGGTCTTGACCCTTGGGATGCTACTCCTGGTTTCACTAATCCTACTGGTGTTGCAACATCATCTGGTGAAGATTTTGGTGGAGCTACAACTCTAAATCAAATGACTTTCACAATCGAAAAGCATACCGTTACTGCTGTTGAACGCGGCTTGCAAGCAGGTTACACTGTTGAATTGGCCCAAGATTTGAAGGCTGTTCATGGTCTTGATGCAGAAACAGAGTTGTCTAATCTGCTGAGCAATCAAATCATTGCTGAAATGAACCGTGAAGTTGTTCGTACCCTTTATAAGGTATCTACAACTGGTGCAGAATTAACTGCTACACCTGGTACATTCGACCTTGATGTTGATGCAAATGGTCGTTGGTCTGTTGAACGCTTCAAGGGTTTGATGTTCCAAATCGAACGTGAAGCTAATCGTATCGCTCAGACAACTCGTTTGGGTCGCGGTAATGTTCTTCTTGTTTCTGCTGACGTAGCTTCTGCCTTGGCAATGACAGGTAAATTGGATGTCGGTGGTCTGAAAGATGGTGAAGTACTTACTGTCGATGATGCCGGTGCTACATATGTTGGTACATTGAATAATAAGTACAAAGTATTCATTGACCCCTATATGGCTAATGGTGATGCAAATCAATTTGCTGTTGTTGGTTACAAGGGTGAAGGTCTGGGTAAGGCAGGTATGTTCTATTGCCCGTACGTTCCATTGACTAAACACAATGCTATCGACCCTAATACATTCCAACCAAAGATTGCATTTAAGTCTCGTTATGCACTTGCAGGTAATCCAATGAACGGTAACAATGCTGCTGATGCTGCACCTGCATTTAGCCTTGCTGCTAAATCGAATGCATTCTTTAGAATCTTAAGGGTTGCAAATATTTCCTAATTTAATTAGGTTGTATCACAAATAAGAGACCTCGCTTCGGCGAGGTTTTTTATGTCTGATAAATAGTCACATAACACATTGAATAGAAAGTTTAATTAAATGACAATAGTAAATTTAGATGACATTGCTTCGATAGGTTCTGCTAGTATGCATAGTGGTGATTTATTGACATTTGACCCTCTTGTTGTTAATAAATTTTCTTTGATTATACCAAATCAAGAAAATGTAACATTCTTCTTACAGCAATTCTCTTTACCTTCAGTTGATGTTGCTGAAGTCATTGTAAATACTAGACACGTCGATATGAATGAAATAGGTGAAAAGATGCAATTCAATCCTTTCACTGTTAATATCCTAGTTGACAAATATTGTAGAAATTGGTCAGCAATTTATAATTGGATGAAACAGATGACAGTTGATGGTTCTATTGTTGGTAAGACTGAAGATATTATTCTTATGGTAGATGGTAAAGAGTTTATTAGATTCTATGGTTGTTGGCCAGCTTCATTGAGCGGTTTTAATATGGATTCTACTATCGAAAGTGTTCAATACCTGAAAGCAACATTAACATTTAATTATGATTATTTTGACCTCATTGGTGAGTTTGCAACAGGCGATTCTGTTTATAAATAATTCATTCGAATATCTATTCAAAATCATCATTTAATTCATCAAACCCTTATAAGTCTTATTTAAGTCTTATATAAATCATTTAATCTTTATTTAATAGTAGAATATCATCGAGGCACAGTCTAATTTTGAACGGTTGTCAAGAATTTGTCAACTATTTTTGATTTTTTGACAACTTTTCATTAATAATTCATAATAAATGATAACTTATAAAGATTATTAATCATGGCAGACATTACAGTAGAAGATATGCTCGTCGAATGGAAGAACGATGCTATCATAAATGAAGCAGAATTGTCAAGGGAGATTATCAGAGTCCCCATGCTTCATTCCAAATACCTCGAATATTATATTCATTTCAAACGTCTATTAGCCAAAGCAGAATCAACGAAGAACAAACTCGGTTGGACAAAAAGGAAATATTTTAGAGGTGAAATGGACCTTAGTGACCTAAAGAAACATGGATGGTCCCAATGGAACGGATTAAAACCATCTACATCTGAATTAAATCAACTTCTCGAATTTGATACTGATATGAACGACATTGCAAGGGTTGTTGCAGAATTAAAGACTGCTGTTTCAGGTTGTGAATACGTAATGAATCAATTGAAAAGTAGAGAATACTCGTTGAAGACAGTATTCGAGTATCAAAAATATCTAAGTGGCAATTAATATATGACAGACATCACACTTTCAAAAAAGAACGAGTCCTTCATTAATATTGACTGCGACATTGGAATCCTTCAAGAACTATCTGATTTCTTTACCTTCTATGTCGAAGGATACAAACACATGCCAAAATTTCGAGCCGGTGTGTGGGATGGAAAGATTCGCCTTTTGGATATGAGATTTGGTACATTACCTACTGGTCTAACTACTGAACTCGTTGAGTACTCTAAGAAACTGGGGTATTCCATTTCATTTAAACCCAATAACTTTGGTGTTCCAAATGAAAAAACAATGGTAGATATAGAAACCCTCAAAAAGTGGATTTTTGACCTAAATATTCATACTAAAATCAATGGGTTAGAAACACGAATTGACGTTAGAGATTATCAGGTGGAAGCAATTTATAACTGCATTCACAATCAAAGACAGGTGTCAGTTACACCCACTGGTGGAGGTAAATCACTTATTGCATATTGTCTTTATAGATGGTACTTGGAGCACGATGTTAATCATTTTTTGCTAGTTGTTCCTACTTTGAATTTGGTGAAGCAGATGTATTCGGACTTCAAAGAGTATAGCAAAGCAAATGGTTTTGATATAGAAGCTAACACACAGATTATAGCCGATGGTGCTGATAAGAATATCAATAAAAGTCTAATAATTTCCACTTGGCAATCAATTTATAAAATTCCTAGTAAATGGTTCAATGATATTGATTGTATATTGATGGACGAGTGTCATCAGTGCAAGTCTGATGCTATAAAAGGGATATTCGAGAAAGCCATTAATGTAAAATACCGATTCGGTGTGACAGGTTCACTTGATAAATCTGCTGTGAATAAATTAGTAATCAACGGTATGATTGGTGACATATCTAAAGTAAAAACAACAAGGGAACTAATCAATGAGGGTCACTTATCTGATATAAAGATAACATGTATTATATTAGGATATAACAAAGAATCAAAAGCATTAATTAAATCTGCTGATTATCAGACTGAGATTGATTTTCTTTGTCAACATAAGAACAGAAACACATTTATAAGCAAACTTGCTTTAAGTAGGACAGGTAATTCATTAATACTCTTTAATTATATTGAAAAACATGGAGTGCCATTATATGAAGAAATCAAATATCTCGCAACAACGCAGAAGGTCCACTTTGTTTCTGGTAAAGTCGAGGCAGAAGACAGAGAACGAATTAGATTACTTGTACAAGATTCCACTGAGAATAACATCATCGTCGCTTCATGTGGAACATTCAGCACGGGTCTCAACCTCCCGAGGATACACAACATCATATTCGCCACTCCAACAAAATCAGTCATACGAGTCATGCAATCTATTGGTAGAGGATTGAGACGTTCAAAAGATAAAGATTACCTTAGATTATATGATATTGCTGATAATATCGTACCATCAAAGTATAAACCGAATGCAACAATGCGACACTTTTTGGAGCGTTTGAGAATATACAACGAAGAAGAACACCCTTATAAAATAATAGAAGAAATGATAGAATGAACATGACATTAATGATAGTAAAACTATCTACAAGTGAGACTTTGTTAACTGATTTGGGTGTTGACGAAGAACATAAGATATACATTCTGCTTAATCCAATTTTGTTGAATAGCGCCCAGACATCAAAAGGAGAAGTGACTATCGCGTCCCAGTACATGCCTGGTATCTTCGACGATGTTATTTTTGTTAGATTCGATTCGGTTATAACGTTGTGTGAAGCGAGTCCATTTTACAGAAAATTATATGGCACTGCTCTACTTCGTGCATACATTCAGCACGAATCTCAACAATTAGCGGCTGATGGTAATGAGGATGAGGAAAACTTGTTATCTGTCAGAGTTAAATTGAAAAAAGTTGAACTTATGACTCATTATGGTATCATAGATGAAGAGAAAGATTCAACAACTACATCGGTGTCATTACATTGAATAAACTAGACGAAAAGACATTTTATGTGTCAAATAAACAATTATATGAAGAATATGTGCAATGGTATATTGCAATAAGGGAAGCGGAAGCAAGTGGTAAGGAAATTCCACCAATTCCTCCTTATATAGTTGATGCAATGATGAAAATTGCGAAACGATTGACATATAATCACAAATTCATAAATTATACATTCAAAGAAGATATGATTTCTGATGCTCTTTATGATTGTATTAGATTTGCTACAAAATTCAAAGAAACATATTTTTCAAAGACGAAGGGACAAATCGAAAAGGGTAATCCATTTAGTTATATTACAACTATTTGTTTCAGAGCATTTTTTCGTAGAATAGACAAAGAAAAAACACAGAAATATATCAAAGCAAAACTCGTCGCACAATCGCCGGATAGTGATTTTTTCGACCAGCAGTCCGGTGATGATGGTAATGAATATGCAAATCAATATATTGAATTTCTTCGTGAAGTTGGATATTCAGAGGATTCTTTGCCAATGAGTATAAAACGCAATAAAAAAGCCAAATTGTTGGAAGCTAGGGGACCTTTA